ACTATAATCAGTAGCATCCGCAAGCAGGTTAGTTGCAATCAAGCTTGTATCAAAACCGGCATCTACCTTCGTGCCATCTGCCGACATTATTACAAACACATGATACCAGGTGTCGTTCGCTAAAACTAAACCTGATGGAAAACCACCTTGATTTGTGCCTTCGGCCCAATTAGCATCTATCTGTTTAGTGATTATAGATGTTAATGAAATTGTTTCTATATCCGAATAATCACGAGCCTTGCCAACAGCAATATCAATATCATGGTCAGAATCAACGCCATTTGACATAATAAGACCATCAATATAACCCCTTGGCATCGGAACAGTCTTCAATAGCGCTTCACGCAATTGCACATTTGTTTCCGTCGCTGCTGTTTTTAAAGTAATACCTGCCGATTCGATCACATTGGCAATTTCTTCCTGGATAACGTTCAACCAATCATCTGTAACCGTTGTACCTGGCGGGCCATCTGTAAATTTATTATCAGCAGTTTTGTTTGCTCCCTCTATTCTATGCATATTATGACCTCCTTTTATACAACATTTTCGATGCCCCACATCAGTTCAGGCATAAAGCGCCAAATATTTGTATCCACTTCATCAGCAGTACTTTGTTCCGGTTCAACGATACCAATAATATATACACTTGTCTGCTTAACCAAAATAATACTACCATTCGCATCACTCTTCAAATAAACCATCTTTCCGATTTCGCCATCAAAACTTGCGCTATGTGCTGAATGATAAACAAGACCCCTTCGTAGCACATTCCCAAAAGTGCTTGCTGCATAACTTTCAGCAGCAATACCAATCACAATAGGTGATGATACCGCTGAAAAGAAAGGCGCACTCATAAGCACCCATTGACCTGAGGCGCCTCTTTGCAACACAGTACCAAAGGAGCATGCTTCAGAAATCAATTGAGAATATTCAACCCATCCACGGACGCCTTCAGCAGTTAAATATTGTGCATCCGGTTCCCGCCAAAAATCACCTGGATTAACAAATTCATCCTCCATGACCGTAACAACGAAATCTCTTAAATCCTGACATGATACCTGTCCTGTTACATTATCAGCGAATAAGGCAAGTATTTCCGCCCTTGTTCTTTGTGTGTTTGCCATAATTTAATCTCCTTTTATCCTATTTTATTAAAACCATTGCCAAAACCTTTATCGAAACAACCACCATAAGCGACATTAAAACCAATGCCAAACCCACGACCAAAACAGCCTTCTAAATGAGGTGTTTCGTTCCATGGGATAGCATTAAAACAACTGCTAAAGCCTCGATCAAATCCATATCCTGTATATACAAATGCAACCGTTGTGTGAGCAGGCTTATATTTATTTATTGTACACTCAAGTAATTGTAATGATGGTTGCTTTACAAGCGGATCACCAGCGCTGCCGGAACCGGCCATAAAGTATATTATTTCAGCGGCAAGTAATGTGCTAACTGTCCAATGAAAAATAACCTCTTGATCACCGCAAGGATCACCAGCACAACCGATCCCGGCCCAAAACGGTTGATGCTCAGTTATAGTTATCATATAGCCAAGTGCGGCTGCAAGATCGATGAAATATTGTTTATCCTGTTGACCAAGAGTAATCAATTTTGTATGCAAAATGTTTCGGCGTTCAGTCAATGTTGTTGCCTCAATACCACAGGCATCAGGCAATCCAAAATCTGCTTCATGCTCTGTAATCAATTCCAATGTTTTTCTGGTATCGCGTTCCCTAATTAAATCAACCGAACGAGAATCAATTCGAGCAAATTCCTCTGCTTCACCTTCAAGAACCTGTGTCAAGCGGCTATCCTCATGCCGTGTCCACGCCTTGCCTTTCGGCAAAAGGCTTTGCAGCAATCTTAAATAATTTGTTGAATTATACATAATCGTTAAACGTTATAGTCCCCAAAATATGAACTTGATTGACTGCCGCCGTTATATCAGCAACAGGAGAAATAAGGGTATGTTTTTCTTCTCCTGTTGCCAAGCTTATTGCTTCTGATATTTCAGATAAATAAATCGTCTCACCTGGGCCACCTTCACGATAAAATAGATCCTCCAACTGTTGAATAACAGCGGCTTGAACAGCGGAAGTATTCGGGCTGATATTTATCGTCATTGATACAGCAAATTCGAAAAGTTCAATTACAAAAAATCCAGGTTCAGCAGTTACCGGAATACCAATTACTTCCCCAGTTGACGGATCTTCATGTTCGATAATATAATCATACACCATTTCTCGTTCGGAAAGACTTGGTATGATTGAATCATCGTCATCCCGTGTGAAAGCAATTCCGATTGTTCCTGCCCCCATATATTGCGGAAAAGCCCAAGCACGCGTTACACCGGAAACTTCTTTTGCCCATGCCTCATAATCAAACCCCGCTCCACCATGCGGAGGTAGTCGTTTTCTTGCAAGAATTCGTAAACGATAATCGTCATCCTCCTCAATATCTGATCCACCGGTTAAACCCTCCGCAGAAACAATGACAGTGGAATCAACACTGACAATTGGCGATACAAACGTCAATGTAATACCACCATCGTCATTGCTATCAGCGCCAGCAGTATAGGCCGTCAATTCAAGATCAGCAACACCGCCGGCAATCGTTACTGCTTCATCCGTTACATAAACATTGCCATCATCCGATTGTAATTCTGTTTCAGCAGGAATAACAACCCCGTTCGTTCCGGTTGCCTGCGCCGCGCCTGTCGCTTTTACAGCAGCTTTTCTTTCAATTCCATATTCGTTACCGATTAATTCAAGATTTTCTGTATCAGCTTTCAGGGCAAATAATTGATCAGCCTGATATCCAAGAAAGCCATAAACAAGGTGAACGGCTCCTGCGTATACTGTTGCCATTACTTTCAAAACAGAACGCCTTAAAAAACTATTCGCTCCATTTATTTTTACTTCAAAATCATTTGCTATTCTATCAACTATTGTTTGCAATCCAGGTCTTTCAAATGGCATTTTCCTGTGCCTCCCATTGCTCATTAAAACGAATATTCAACGTTGTATTATTTCTAAATATTTTAACCAGAAAAGTTAATACTGGGTTAATTACTGTGCCTTGTCTTTCTACTTCAACTTCAATTTTCCTGGTTATTCCGTCTTCGATCATCCATCGCAATGCTTCTAAAATATATTGTTTTGCTTTCACCAACGTTTCTTCTGTTGTTTTGTTTCGTTCGAGCAACCATAATTTAGACCCAATCAAATCATTTTCAATTCCGGATACAAGATCTCCCCACCAACCTCTTTTCCCTCTTGATGGATCTGGCAATTCATCGTCGTCGTTTGCTCTACGATCAGAAAATAAAGATATTAAAACCGCTGTTTCCAAACCATTATCGTGTTCAAGATCATTGCCTTCAAAACCAAAATCACCTTCCATCAAATTTGTATCCCACGATATTTTTATATCGGTAGCCATTTAATTTGCCTTTGTTTTTACTGTCGTATCTGTATCCTCAACCATTAATGTATTTGGGACATCAGTTATACCAGGTAGTACATTATGGGTATGCCCATTATAAATATCCATTGCTAATTTGTTTAAGAGTTTTTCAAGAGCGCCTGTAACATCACCAATTTTAATTTCTGTTCCTGCAATTTCAATAACGCCACCGGCTTTTAAAATTACTCGGTGACTTTCTGAATGATAAACAGCAACTTCACCGGCAGCTAAATCCGTTGGACGATAACGTTTATCATGCACGCATATTACAATGCCATTATCTCTATTCCCATTTAAAAACAAAGCAGCGACTTCAGCATCAGCAAAAGGATAACTTTCAAAACCATATTCCTGAAATCGTTCAATATCGGTTATCGTTTCACCGTTTAACGCAACAATTTGAAGTTTCTGTGTCGATTCACCATTATTCACAGCCTTTAAAATAGCTCGTCCAACAATCAAATATATCTTATTTTTCAATGCTGTAATTAATCTTTTCATTTCAATAATTCGCCAAAAACCGACATTCTAACAGATTGATACGCATCAATATAACACACTGCTTTTAATTTATCTTTTTCTTCAACAGCTTCTTCTCGTCGTTCTCTCCAGTGAACAATAACTCTATCAAGATATTCTTTTATATCTGTTTCATTAAATGGTACAGTGTTCATTTTGTCTGACCAACTCATCTTGATACCTCCGTAGCTGGATCAAAGCCATCATCCGATGGTCCTTTAATCTCAACAGGTTGCGGTTTTAGTTCATATGTATCTGGGTGAACAAGAATAATGTTCGTTTCACTACCACTTTCAGTCAGTGAAAATGACAATTGAGAAATTAAATATTCCTTATTTATATTTAAAAGATCGTCTTTCACTTCAACAATTCGATTTATCTGCCAAGGATCGCCGTTCGATTGCAACCAGCCTTGTACGATATAATCTAACGCTCGACTTGCACCTGCTCTATTTCGTGCTTCCCATCTGGCCAGATCCTTTGCCCCGGCATTATCAACTTTTTTATCCGATAAAATAACAATGGGTCTATATCTACGAATCACATTATCAGATCCACGTCCTGTTGGTTGCACATAATCCGCTAAAGAAAGATTATCGTTGCCAGAACCTTGCGCTTTAACAATGTAACTTGAAAAACGATCCATGTCATTCTGTATAAGGTTACCTGTCTTTATGTTTTCACCAAGGACAAGCATGTCAGATGTTCTTGTTACACCTGATCTGGTCAATGACAATTTTCCATCGCCCATTGTTAAAGGTAGTATTGCCTTATTCCCACATAATCTTAATATCGCCTCTGAAACTTTTTCACCTTCATTTATTTTAAATTCTTTTTCCTTCTTAACTGCTTCAGACGTAACAGAAGTATCAATAACAATTTCTATATTATATGGCGTGCAAAGTTTTTTTATAATAGACTCAACGGAAATATTTTTCCATTCATTACTGGCTTCAGCAAAAGAACAATCAACTAAATCCGCTGTTTTATCCCTTCCGGATATTTGAATATTATGCGAGGTTGCATCATAACCGATATTAATTTGATCGACATAACCGTTAATGAGGGCATGATCATTCAATACAACTTCGCATTCATCTCCCATTTTTATTTGCCAACGCCCAAGATTGCCCGGGAATAAATCTGTTGCAGTAAAACCAAAGGCACCTGCAAATTGGTTCATGGACAAATCGACCTGCAACGATTTCCATCCACCATATAAAACGCCATTAACTTTTAATTCAATCTCATTCACTTAAAACCTCTATCGTTTCACCGCCCGGCAAAAAACCAGGATGTTTCACAAGCGGTCGATTACGTTCAAAAATTGTTGCACAACGGTCCAAATCATTGTATAAATCATATGCAAGTTCCAGTGATGAAAGCACACCCGCGCCAACTTCGTATTCAATAATATTGGCAAATGTTGCTCCAATTTGCTTCATTGATTTAATGAAAATTCTCTTCACTTCTTTCAACTGGTTATATGTTGTTTCATCAAATATGCTTAAACCATATGTGGTGAAAAGAATATCATCAACATCATTTCCCATATCTAACAAAAAAGAATCAACAGCTTCGGTTATCCTTGTCATCGTATCAAAGCTATCTTCAAAACTGTAGTAATCAATCCTGGTAGCAACCTGCATTGATTTTAACAAAACTGTTGCCCGAATTAAATTTTTATAAGCAATCCTGTTCGCTTTTTCCTGCGCTCTGATATAATTATCAACCGGAATTTCTTCAACCTGTCCACCGTACGGTGAGGGCTTTGTTATATCAGGAAGTTCACCATATCTATTGACAGCAACCATTGCTTTAACACAAGAAGCGCCAATGATATTGTCTATTTTTGTACTTGATGAAAAGCGTGGCGTTGCTATTCCACTGCATGAGCCTACTGAAAAACTTGAAAAAGTTTCTCCTTTTAAACCAACAAGTTTCAAAAAAGAATCCGCCGTATCCATTACGGCACCCGCTAATTCACACGGTGCGTTTATAACAGAAGCCAATAATGCTTTGCCTTCTTCAATCGTTGCAAGCGCATCAGATACCGTGGATGCAACTGTATTTTTAACGGAAACCACAGCAGCTTTCATCATATTAAACCCACTGGTAACATCGTTGATTGCTTGTGTTACAGCGAACCCGGGCATATTTGTTTGAGAATATTTGGCGTCTGTCACATCACCAAGATTATCAAGACTCACATCCACAGCATCATCAACAGCACCAATATTGTCTTGTGGAGATTGTGGAAATTTATTTTCACCAGCCTGAACAAAAGTTATTGAAAAACGAGCAATGCCGCCTTCTGTAAACGACTCAGAAATTCTTGCCTTGCCTAAAACAGCAACAGTCAATTCACCCAAAAACGGATGGATCAACGTACCGGGACCTGCTTCCTTTATTGCTCCAATGAGCGCATCACGACCAGCAAAATAATCAAAGCTATTTTCCAGGTTCTGCACGATATAAGCATTGAGAGAGAACTCATCCGCATCAGCACCAAGGTCCTCAACATATGGAACATCCTTAAACGGATATTGGTGCAATATATTTCGCCGACCAACGCCGACATCAGAATCCATCACCTTGAATGGTACGCCTCTGAAACTTGCTGATTGTAGATTATCCATCCAGCTCATTTAATGCGCTCCTACATATGCTTCAGTTGCAATATTTACGTTCGGATTGCCCGATACGTTCGCAACATTTTCAATCGTTGCTGTTGAACCTTTATCGCTTGCGACTTTGATTTTTATTTCGGTTTGTTGCTTTTCTAACGATCCCATACTTCCTTTGCCAAAGAATTCTTGTTCACCTGTCATATTCGATGATGCGGCTTGCTCAAAATGGCCAACAGTCTTAGCAGCAGACACACCGATAAATTTTCCAATTGCTCCAACAACTTTCATTATTCCAACAGCCATATCAATTAACATTTTTATAGTCTGACCAAACGATGTTATAAGTGCTTTGTTCTCACCAACCCAGGAACTCATTTTATCAATAATTTCTGTCAATCGTGGCAATAATGGAACAAG